CTGAATCGGATGCAAGATTTAGAGAATTACTCATAAAAGAAAGCGCGAAGGAAACTGCTTCTAAGCACCTCGCTAAGTTTGCAGGGCTGTACTTATTAATTCTCGTACTCGCGTTCATTGGTAGTATTAAATTTATACCTGAATCCAATGTTGCGGTGGTGGCTGGATTAATCACATTAGTCGTGACGAATCTGAGTACTATTTTAAAGGGGATCGTGGAGGACGGACGGGACAAAGAAAATATAAAGGGAGATAACAAATGAATCCAATATGGGCAATATTTTTCAAGGACAGGTTTAGAACCCCCTTTTCAGTTTACAGAATGAGTTTCGCAGAACTTGTAATTTTGCTTGGGCTTGTTGCTGGTGCTGGAATCGGAGTTGCTAAAGGAATTGACTGGATCCTTGATATAGAAGGTGAAACTTCTACTATTGATACTGATGAGTAGAGATGGGTAATCAGGAATACTTCGATAGTGAAATAAACCCTGGAACTAGGGTGGTTACATCAACGGGAGGAGATACGGGGCCATCAAAAACAAATGGGAATGGGGGCGACGAGGGACATTGTTTTAAATTTTCGCAATTAAAAGCACATCTGGAACTTTTTGCCTACCGTAAGACTCTAGTAATGTCAGGAGGAGGTGTTCACACGGATGGGGGAAAGTGTAGTATCGACAGGGAACCTCCTGAGTATTCAGATGTTCCTTTTAAATGCAACGCAGGGGGCAAGGAGAGGGATTTGTTTCCAGGGGAACAGATGAAAACCCTAAAATATAAAGTGGTCAGAGGTGGCAAAACACTAATAGAGAAAACAGAAAAAAAATGTGAGCCCTGTGATGACTCAACAGACCAGTCTAAGCGGGATGCACTTGCAGGTTTAATGGACTCCTTAAGTGATGATGCTCTAAATGCACTAAAAGTTTTTATGGATGCAATATGTAGTCCTAGATTTGGTCAACCAGGAATCGAGGGACCTGATGGGCCGAAGCATGAGGGTGCAAGATTAAGTTTTGATTTAAATGCTTTGTGCTATAAGGAAAGAATAGCATTTGGATGTACATCCGACAGTATTGGGGCAAAGGCATGCACTTTAGAATCTAATACTGTATATGGTGAGGGGTATGGCGACACAGGATCAGGGGGTTTTTCTAATGATATTCTTTCTCTTTTAACTAAATTAGGGTCCAAGATGGACTTAGCTATGCTCTGTGATAAGTGGGGGAAGTTTAGAGATTGTTTATTTCAAGCTGGTGGGGATGGAGACCCCAAAGCGGGTATAGGTGAGAAACTTGCCGCTTGTATGGCTGAACACTTGACTGTGGATAACTTTAATTTAATTGCTATTGATAATAATTTTTTGCCCCCCTGGAGTTTTGAAGACAGGATGGAAATACTTAAAATATTGCTAGACCAAATACTGAAGTGTATGGGTTGTGCTAGTAAATGAATAAAAAGAATAAACAATATAACAACAAAGGACCTAGATACTTTGAGAAGTTAGCTCTTATAAAAAAGAAGCTTAAATACTTTTTCTTAAAAGAATCAAAAAGAAAACACGGAAGGAAATTTAATAATGGACAATAATGAAGGAAAACTCAGAGCGCGACTTGCTAGAGCGAAGGGTGGACACCGTAAGGTTCTCCAAGGTAAATTGGATACTATGATGGCTCAGAGAAGTACTGTTGAAGCCCCTGCTCCTGTCGTCGCTCCTCCAGTAGCCAAGAAAAAAGCTAGTAGGAAGAAAAAGAAGTAAAACTATTTGTGTAGTTTTAGGGGGAGATCTGTTTTCTCTATAAAGGCTAATCTATTTTTATGCCAAGAATCTCTCCCAACCAATTCTCCTCTGGAGTTGTGCAGGATATTCATATCTAAAACTTTATTGGTGTATCCCTGTAGGAATGCTTTAGAGGTGTAGTGTATATCATAGAAATCCCACTCTCCTTCAAAGTATTCTGGCTTTTGGAGTCCTACATCTCTAATAACTTTAGCTCTGGCGGCTAAAAATAAACCATCTAATACAACTACATCATCAGGAGGTCCATAAAAAGTGAGATATTCTCCTTTTGGATCTAAATGGCTAACCTTTCCCTTATGCAATCCTTGTTGCCATCTACCTTGATCCCACCATATTGCATCAGTACCCAAGCAGGTTGTTCCTGCTGGACCCACAAAGCCAGTCTCGTCGCTTGAAGTTATAGCTTTTAGCTTTTCTATGAATTGGCTGGGATTTTCTTTAATTTCTATATCGTCATGACAAAAGATAACTATATCTTCTGGGTTGGGATTAATTTTTTCAACTCCCCCATAATACGAGGAGAATATCGAAGAGGACCCTGAGATAAGGTAAGTTTTAACCCCTCCTTCAGCCAGAAAGGATAATAATTTATCAGTAGTAGGAGTTATATCCTCTCTTGATCTAGTACATATAAGTGAATATATATTCATATACTATAATATATAAGTTAGGACGCTAGTTTATGGAAAAAGAACAATTATTAGACGAATTTAAGAGGTGCGCTGAAGACCCCATTCATTTTATGTCAAAATATATTAGGGTAACTCACCCTGTTCGGGGACTTGTTCCATTTAAGTTGTATCCTTTTCAACATAGAATAGTTAACTGTTTAGAGGATAATAGATTTAATATCCTCAGAAAGTTCAGACAGGCTGGCTGTACTACTATTGCGGCTGCATACTCTTTGTGGATGATTATTTTTCAGAAACATAAGCAAGTTGTCATTCTTTCAAAAGGAGACACAGAAGCTACAGAGGTGTTGGATCGCATCAAACTAATGTATGACGAGCTTCCTGGATTCTTAAAACCAGGAATTACTGATGATAACAAACATACACTTAAACTAAAGACTGGCTCCGTGATCAAATCCAGACCTTCTGGAAAGCAATCGGGTAGATCTCTTGCAGGATCCTTCTTGATTATTGATGAAGCTGCTTTTATTGAGGCTATTGATACTATTTGGGCTGCTGTTTATCCTATTATTTCTACTGGAGGTAGAGCTTTTGTTCTTTCTACTGTAAACGGGGTCGGAAATTGGTATCATGATGTTTATGATGCCGCAGTTAACGGAAAAAACTCTTTTAATCCAATAGATATTCGCTGGCAGGAGCATCCCGAGTATTCCTACAACGAGAATTATTCTCACTTGTATAAAGAAATGGAGAAAAAGGGATTAGATATTTATAAGTGGGAGGATACCACTAGAGCTAACATGCCCATAAAGCAGTGGTTACAAGAATACGAATGCTCTTTCCTAGGCACAGGTGATACTTATGTTGATGGTATGGTCCTCAAAGATATTTCTAACCAAACTAGCGAGGAATATTACACTAAATACAACAATAGAATGCGTGTTTGGCAAGAACCCCATCCTCAGTACTCATATCTAATTTCATGTGATACTTCCTTAGGGCGGGATCGGGATTATTCAGCATTTCATGTCATTAATCTCTATAATGGTCAACAAGTAGCCGAGTTTTATTCTAATAAAACCGCAATTAATGATTTTGCTCAAATTATTGCTAATGAAGGTATGCTATATAACATAGCTCATGTTATTTGTGAGAGAAATACTATCGGAAATAACCTAATTGATTGGCTCTATAATATTTGTGAGTATGAAAACTTGTGGTCTGATGAAAAGGGCGATATTGGTTTTCAAGTGACAGCAAAAAATAGAGACAGCATTCTGGCAGACATGGAAGAAGCTCTAAGAACGGATTTAATCAAAGTTAATTCAACAAGAACTTGTGATGAACTAATGACATTTATTATTACAGAAGGTGGAAAGGCGCAGGCTGAGAAAAATCATCATGATGATCTCATTATGAGTTTAGCTTTAGCGGTACATGGATACAAACACCTGTTGGATACTACTCCAATTGAGTTTGTCTCTAAAATTCCGCACAAAGATACTCCTGTTATGCCTTCAAAGAATTATACCGCAAATCTTAAAGATGCATATGGGCGAATGACCAAGGAAGATTATAAATGGCTGATGAAATAGAAAAACAAAAACCTTTAGAGGAGGGTTATACCGAATTTGGTGGAACTACTGCGGGTCAAGTAAGTACTTCTTATATTCCAACGGGGCCTATAGGTAGATTCTTCGCTAAATTCTTTGCTACAAAAGCTCAAGCGCAAGCCGTGAAACTCATGGATGCAGGAACTGCGATTCCTGCTGGTGGGGATACCATAATTTCTACGGATGTTATTAAGGATACTAATGATCAAGCTCCTGCTATAGGTGGAATTTCGAGAAACCCCATATTACCTCAACTAGAGCTTAATAGGCGTAGACGATATAAAGAATACGAAGAAATGGATGAGTACCCTGAGATCGGGGCTGCGTTTGATATATATGCAGACGACTCTTCCCAAAGAGGTCCTAGGAACGAAAAGTGGACTATTAAATCAGAAAGTTCTATGGTAGTTGATGAAGTAACCACACTTTTTGATAATATCAAGCTAGAAACTTTTTTATGGGATATTATTAGAAATACTGTAAAGTATGGAGATTGTTTCACTGAATTAATTCTAGATGTTAATAGTCCTCAAGAAGGTATCAAAAAGATTAAAATTTTGAACCCAAATTGGATATTGCGAGTTGAGAATGAGTTTGGCTACCTTAAAAAATTCATGCAAGAAATTCCCAACAATGAAACTTTTAGCTATGGAGTCGGACCAGCCGCAGAAAACCCAGTAAAGTATATTACATTGGATAAGAATCAAATTGTTCATTACAGACTTCACACTTCGGACCCCCTATTCTATCCATATGGGAAATCTATTGCGGCTATGTGCCATAGAATCTTCAGATCCTTAAAGATGATGGAAGATGCTATGATGATCTATCGCCTTTCTCGCGCACCTGAGAGAAGAATATTTTATGTGGACACAGGCAATCTCCCTGCAAGCAAAGCTGAGATGTTTATTGAACGCTTAAAAGAGAAGTTTAAGAAAGAGAAGTATTACAATAGTCAGAGAGGTACTGTAGATGCTAGATTTAATCCAATGTCTATGGACGAGGACTTCTTTGTTCCAAGTAAGGGTGGAAAGGGTACTAAGATTGATACTTTACCTGGAGCGCAAAATCTAGGGGAGATTGAGGATGTCATGTACTACAGAGATAAGTTACTGGCTTCACTTAAAATTCCTAAAGATTATATTGTAGAGAAGGATAAATCCCCAGAAAGAAAGGCTAACCTTTCTCAGCTTGATGTTAAATTTTCTAGAACTATTCATAGAGTCCAACTCAATGTCCAAATTGGATTAGAGAATATGGCAAAACGCCACCTTCAATTAAAAGGATTTCCTGCCGCTTTAATTAAAAAATTAAAAATAGTTCTTCCTGAGCCATCAGATATGTCGGCAAAAAGAAAGCTTGATCTAGATGAACAAAAGACTAGAGTTATTCAGGCTGTTCAGCAACTACAATTATTTCCTAAAGATGAGATATATCGTGAATACTATGATATGGACGATGAGGAAATTGAAAGAATGAAATCTGAAATGGAAAAAGAGCAAGAAGAAAATATGGAAAAAGAGGCTGAAGCAGCCGCTATGGGCATTGGCTCCGCTGGCGCGGGAGCCCCTGGCGGGGCTCCTCCTGGAGGTGGACCAGGATATGGTGAGGCTGGAGGTCAAGAGCCAGCAGAAAATACACCACCGACTGCTAATGAAAGTATCATTAGTAATTTAGAATTTGTAAGAGATAATATTGAGACAAATGATGATAAAAAGGAAATCCTTTCTAGAATCATAGAGAAACAGGAGAAAAAAGCTAATAGTATTATTGATTAGCTTGCATATATAAAACAAGAGGCACATGGAGAATTATTATGTTTTCACAGTTATTTGAAGAGAGAGACAAAACCATTTCACTATTAGTGAAACTAGGAGATTGTATTGGAAGATCGTTACGAGAAAATATCACTTTATTTTCTATTGATAGCCACAATTCTACAGTTACTTATTTAACTGAAAATAATAAAGTAATAAGTGGTAATTATAGCACCGATAAGGATGTTATTCTCAATAATATAAATATTCAAGAATCCTCTGTCTTTAGTGATGGAGATGTTTTTGATAATTTTATAAGTGAAAAAATTCATAATTTTGTCGAGGGGATTTACTATGGGGAATACGGTTCTGCTGAGAACTCGTTCTCTGATGTATTATCTTTATGGGAGAACAGATTAAAATTAGACTCCCTTCAACATAAACTAACGGAAAAAACTCATAAATTAGAAAAAATAGAAAAAATTATTGACTCCGAAGAGTTTTCTAAAATAGAAGAAGTAACTCCTCAAGTGATAGCTTTTTTACAAGAGAATTATGAGAAAATTATGAGTGTTCCTGAAATAAAGAACGCTGTAACTTTGTCCAATGCGGTCTCTACAGCGTTTAGTTTTCCAAGACTTTCTTATGAGGACTTAGTAGATAACAAATCTTATATTCTTAAAGAAGGAACATCATCTTCTATTTATGAAATGATTTGTCGTCAGGAACTTGTAAAAAAGGAACTTATTGAATCAAAGAAAGAGTTTAATGTTATTTGGGCTACAAACTCTAGTGTTAGAAAACTTGCAAGTATGATCTTTGAAAGTGATGAAAAAATTGTAGGAGCATTGGCTGAATCGTTAAAAGAAGTTCCTTATATTGCTTTAGCGTCAAAAAAATCACTATTTAATACCTTTAAAAATTGTTTAGCCAACATAGATGGTATTGGTGTAGATGACAAAGATATCCAACAGTACTCTTCTAAAATTTTTGAAATTAAAAAAGAAGTGAAGGAAGAATTGATTGAGACTATTAATGAGAAGTATGGAGTGAATATTCAAAATATACAAGAACCTGCATCTTTTAAAAGTTTAATTAATACTCAAATTGTTATTTTTGAGGCCCTTTCTAGATTATCTTCTAGTGGATCAGTTCTTAAGCAACTATTCTCTGAAATGGGAGATTCTTTAAAGGGTAAGTCTGGGGTGGAATGTATTGATTTAAATGAATATATTTACCATGTATTTTCTCAAGCGGGGTATGTTGATATTTTAGAGGAAGCTACGAAAACATCATCTAAAGTTGATTTTAAAAGACTTTCTAAAAATCTTGGGGATGCAAAAGAATTAATAGATTCTTTAAAGGATACGGTTAAAGCTAATACAGATCAAGAATACCCTTCTGATGAGAATGTAAACAAGACTGCTATGGCTGCTGGTGAGAAGGGTGGAAAGGCTGCGGAAGCTGAAGTTGCTGCTGCGAAGGGAGATAAGAACCTAGCCAAGGCGGCGAGTGCAGAAGCATCACAAGAGACTCCTCCTGAAGAAGAGCCAACACCCCCAATGCCCGAGGAGCCTGTTCCTGAAGACGAGGCAGTAAGTAGTCTTTCTGATTTAGAAAACATGGTCGATGATATTGCGTCTGAACTTGGAATGGGAGATAAAGAGGAGAAAGAATAATGACTAACGATCTTGTAACAGGACAAAGAACTTTTTATCTTGGAGTTTCTGGTTTAGTAAATGAAAGTATCACTGAAATTCCCTTTAGAGATTCAGCAGGAAATGATATTAAATGTAGTTACTTCCGTATTACGGGAAGGGGAGCGGGTGATGTTGAACATGCTACGGCAGTAGTAGCTGAACTTAGTGGGGTTTCTCATACAGGAAATATGGTTACTGATACTCTAAGTGCAGTCCAAGCGGCTGTTCCAGGAAAGGGCATCTGCGGTGTTGGATTTGTTGGGGCTTTGGGTCCAGGCGAGGCTGAGTGGCATGGGTCTAATGGACAAGTTTGTACTGGAATAAAAGTAAAAGTTCAAACCGAATCTGGTGCGGGTGTGCTTATAGGTGTCACTTACGGAAACTTGTTCCCATTAAATAGTCTTCGCTTAGAACAATCTTATGATGCAGGAGTCTAAAGGGCACCTAAGGATTTTCTATGGCAGAGCTTTCAGCAACAAATCTGGTCTTAATAGATTTAGATCCCGATAGTGGAGATCCATCAGGTCTAAAGGTTGGGCTTGTAGGGGATACTATTGCTAGTAGTACCCTTACTAGAAATATTAGAAATGTTGTTAGTGCTGTGGAGGATACTTCAGCTACTTGGGATGAGGGGGGAGATCCTTCAGCGGCAGGGTTTGAAAACTGGAATGACACCTCTACTGTAGTAGCTGCTAGTTCCGATGATTGGAATCAATCTAGGGATAGAGTAAAGGACTCCTCTAATGCTTGGGATGCTGGAGGAGATCCCTCCGCAGCAGGGTTTGAAAACTGGAATAGTACATCTGCTACTTTAAATGCATTTTCTGGCTCAGTTGAAACTAGTACAGCCACTCTTGATACTAGTACGGATGCCTTGAATGCATTTTCTGGCTCAGTCGATACTAGTGTAGTTGATCTTGATACTAGTACTGATGCCTTGAATGTTTGGTCAGGTTCAGTTGATACTAGTGTAGTTGATCTTGATACTAGTACGGATGCCTTGAATGCATTTTCTGGTTCGGTAGAAACTAGTACAGCCACTCTTGATACGGATATTACTGCTATTGATACTAGAGTAGGTACTGTAGAAGGCCAAGTTCCTTCTGCTGTAGGCTTTGCTAACTGGAACCTCATTTATGGCGATAGAGCTAATATTTTAACCACTTCTGCCGATGTTGTTGCTATAGGAGGTCCTTCTGCTGTAGGCTTTTCTGACTGGGATAGAACCAGGGATTATGTAACTCAGGCTTCTACTACTATTGGAAATACTAGTACTTTTGTTTTTGATGGTTCAGGATCTCTAGTAAATGCATCATCTGTTTTTGAAGGTTTTTCTGGCTCAGTTGAAACTAGTACAGCCATTCTTGATACTAGTACGGATGCCTTGAATGCATTTTCGGGCTCCGTGGATACTAGTACAGCCACTCTTGATTCGAATATTACTGCTATTGATACTAGAGTAGGTACTGTAGAGGGTCAAGTTCCTTCAGCAGTAGGATTTTCTGACTGGGACAGAACTAGGGATTATGTAACTCAGGCTTCTACTACTATTGGAAATACTAGTACTTTTGTTTTTGATGGTTCGGGATCTCTAGTAAATGCATCATCTGTTTTTGAAGGTTTTTCTAGTACCGTAGAGGCTAGTACAGCCACTCTTGATACTAGTACGGATGCCTTGAATGCATTTTCAGGCTCAGTTGAAACTTCTACTACTACTATTGATGGTAGAGTAGTCACTGTAGAGGCCCAAGTTCCTTCTGCTACAGGCTTTGCAGGTTGGAATAGTACAAAAACTACAGTAGATGCTGGAGCCTCTAACTGGGACGCTGCGTATAGTACGGACTTGTTTCCTTCAGCAACAGGTTATTCAGACTGGAATGATGCCGCTACTTGGGCTAATGTATCAAGTACAAAGTCTTTAGGAGGTACTGCTCCCGCTGCTACAGTATCTGCAATTACAGTAAGTGCTTGTCCCGTTCCCGCTCCTTGGGCTTATTTAAGAATAACTGTTGCTGGTACAGATGCTGAACAAAATGATTATTATATAGGTTCTGGGGTTGCTGAGAGTCCATCCGATCCTACAGTAGCGGTTACAGCGATAGATTCTGAAGAGATTAATTGGGATAGTACTTATCCATATTTTAATATAGTAAACGCTGGATATTATCATGTTAGTGTCCAGGCAAGTTTTCTGGTTGATGCCAGCCCAACGACTATTACACTAACACTAGCGACCAATACAGGTTCCCCTGGATGGGTTGACACAGATCTAACTCAAAGAGTACAAGTTATTAGACAGAATATTGACCCTCAGGACCAAGTTATAGAGTGGATGGGATACTTAGCTGCTGGAGTTAAGCTTCTTTGCCATGTTGAAGTGGGGGGGAGCAATAGTGCCGCATCTAGGATAGGAACCAGCTTTAGTGTAAGAAGAATAAATTAAAGGAAAAACCTAATGACACAAGAAAGAAAAACATTTATAACAAAGGACACTCTAATGCCATTAGGTATGGTACTCGCTCTCTGTGGAGGGGTGGTCTGGATAAGTACTCAGCTTACTAATATTAACTATAAGCTGGATATGTTGGAAGGGAAGCTGGAGGATCAGTGGACCAAGAGAGATATGGAAAACTGGGGTCTTAAACTAAAAATGGGAAACCCCGATATAACAATTCCCAACTTGGAGAACTAATATGAAGTATTTAACGAAAGAGAACATTTTACTTGCTATGGTGGGATTTTTATTCCTTGTGCAAGTTAATGATATGAGAAAGGATCGTGACCGCTCTGGGAGCAAGCGTGGTGCTATTATGGAGCGTATGCGTGGATCGGATCGTGGCGAGTGGGGAGCCCGTATGGGGCGAATGAAGAAGGCTGAAGAGGTCGTCTTAAGCGAGAATTGCTGCGAGAAGGAAAGCTAGTCGAGCATATGATTTTGTTTTAACTTCCGTATGATTCTTAAGGTGTAATTCTCTTTAAGATTCGTTGCGGAAGTTATTACATTTTTCAGTTGGTTTAGCGTATCTTCGTTCACTTTAGGAGATTTTAAAATAAATTTAATTTCTTCTATAATTGTCTCTAATTGCTTTTTCTCTTCAGGAGAGATTTCCGTCTCTTTTTTTCTAATATCGTGGGATGTTCTCATAGTATTCTAACCTCATGTCCTTCATTTTCGTAGTGTTTTTTGCGCTCCAAAGAATGTTCACGCAGGTATTTTTCCTTATCTAGGAAATCATACACAAAAACCTCGGTTTTTCCTTTTGATTTGCGAAGAGCCCTTCCTAACGCTTGGATGGTAGCTATCTCCGACTTCATACCTCTGGCATTAATAAAGTGCGTTATTTCCTCTATATTTATACCAGTCTGGAGGATTCTCGTCCCAATAAGGATGCTAGACGCTTTTCTTCCCCTAAAGTGAGATATAGCCTTATACCGCTCTCCAAGGGAGTCCCCTCCCACAAGAAATTTGCTTGATTTTCCAAGTAAGTTTTCCAAGGCTCTTCCATGATCAAGCGATTTGGTAAGTATAAGGATACGGGCTCTAGAATGTTTGTTTTTAATATCATCTACTATTTCTCTTATTATTTTGTTTCTAAGGTCGTTATCAACGATATACTGCTCATACACATCTAAATAGGATAAATCCTCATCAGCCCCACTTGCTGAATATGATCTGTCAACTAATTGAATGATAGGTCTTGCCAATTTTCCTGACTCCACTAGATCTGAAGTTTCAACTATTTCCCAAACCTCTCCGAGTGCCCCCTCTAGATTATATCTAGGTATCTTGTCCTTAGGAGGAGTAGCAGTAAATCCTAAACGAATTTTTGCATTAGGAAAAGATCGTATGGCAGCCAAAGTTGTTTTTCCGTTAGCAAACTCATGACACTCATCTACCATTAGAACTTCAGCCTCTTTAAGATGAGTATCCAGAATCTTTTCAATACTTTGGACCGTACAAAGCATAATATCTCCATACTGATAACCTTCACCATAACATAGGCCAACATTATCAATTCCGCAGGTATCAGTAAAAAATTTATAAGTTTGTGTAAGGAGTTGTTTCGCATTGAACAATAGTACCATTTTTTTGTTAGTCCAAGCTTTGGCTATTGCAGCCATAATTAAGGTTTTGCCTGAGCCTGTGGGGGACTTAACTATCCCTCTCTGACAACCTAAAGCTTTTTTGATAAGTTTTTCTTGATAATCATAAAAGGAAAATTGTTCGATATCATAAGAACTATGCGTAATTTGTTTTTGGTAAGCATATTCTAGTTCTGGAGTACATTCAATTTTTTCTAGATCTTTTAACAATCTAGGTAATAAACCTGTTCTGAATATACCTGACCTAGATATAAAGTGCTGCTTTCCATCCCAATTTCTACGCTTGTATGCCATAGAATATTCGGCTCCAGGCACTTTGAATGAATATAAATCATAGAGTGCTTGAAATAATTTAGGATTATCCGTCTCTATCCTGGAATTTGCAGTATTTATATGTATTTTCACTATACTATAATAGTATATTACATACCCGTTTGGAGATTATAAAATGCAAAAAACTAGTCCTGCTGTTAGTGCAGCTAAAGAAAAAATCGTAGAAGAGATTCTTAAAGATTTACCTGTAGACTCTTCTATTGAGGTAGATCTTCCGTCAGAGAATAAGGTTTATACGCTAGAGGATCCTGCGGCTCCCATCACTCTGAGGCCGATGACCTTTGAGGATGAAAAACAGATCGTTAATGCAAAAAAGGAGCAAGATCCTGTTAATATTATTTTACAAAGGTGTTCAACTAATATTAATATTTCAGATCTGCTTTCAATAGATAAATTATATCTTATAATGAAACTAAGAGAAATTTCTTATGGAGATGATTATAACACTTTATTGATTTGTTCATTCTGTAAGGAAGAGATTCCTACCACTGTCAAATTATCTGAGTTAAATGTGAACCCAGTTCCAGACGATTTTGTTGATCCTATAGAAGTTACTCTCCCCTCTATAAATAAAACCTGTAAAGTAACTCTTCCAAGGGTTAGAGATGAAAAATTATTAACGGATGTTGGAAAAACTTTGGATGAAATTTGGAGGTTTGTTGTAGAAATTGATGGTCAGACAGATAAATCTATAATTGCTGCTGTTTTGGATAAATTACCGATTAGGGACATGAAAACTATTCTAAACTCTATGAAGACTGAATTTGGTGTCGATACCAAAATTAAATTTGGGTGCAATAATTGCAAGGAGGTTTCGGTAGTAGACCTCCCAATCGACGCAAATTTTTTCGATGTGAGCTAGAAGAAGTAATTGATGTAGACAATCTTCTTCTAGAAGCCTATATATTAGTAAAGAGGGCTCATTTCACCTATTCGGATGTAAAAGGAATGACCCGAACAGAAAGGACCGTATTCCTTAAATTACTGAAAGATGAATTAGAGCGAGAAGATAATGCAATTAAACGGAGTAGAACTAACTGAAAGATTTAACAGGCCAAGTGTAGCTGGTAAAGTGGCTCTAAGAGCTATGTTTTTGAATGATGGTCAGTACCAAGATCCTTACGATATAAGTGCATGTACCGTTTTTACAAAACTCGCTAATGCAACTCCCGATACGATAGTAAACTCTGATGGAATAATAAAGAGTGATCAACCAATTAGTTCTGTTCTTATGAGCTTTGGTGTTTCTGGGGAGGCTGGAACTGAGCATGACGGACAACCAGGAAGAACAACTAGCGAAAATACTGATTGGATGGCAGATACTTTATATGGGCCAGAACCATATGCCAGTGGAATTTATCAAACTGGGACGGGGCAATATGTTGCAGTTTTAGATGGTTCAATTGCCTTGTCTGGTGGCTACAATATGCATTCTGCCTTTTTCAAAGGAACTACCATAGCAAACGATGCCACTTCAGTCCAAGACTATATTGATGTTTGGACTGTCAAGATGACTGCTACATCCGAGTATCAATTATTTATAAATGAATTTAAACTTGATAATGATGCTTGGGTCTCTCTTACTCAGCCACTTCTTCTTAGCACTAGCAACAGACTCGTAAATAAGCATGTAACTTTAGGATCTATTGTAAACCTGAAGGTTACTACTGATCTCACAGTTCAGAACAGAGATCTAGATTCTTCAGTAAGAAATATAATTGAAAGTTACGGAATTGATAATGCGTTCTTTAAGATTCAAAAAGTAAATGAGGGGACAACGAGCCTTCCTTCTCTAGAGACTGTATTTGATTACAGGAATGTGGATCAAATAACTTCTGATAATACTATGATTTATAGTTTTAATGTCGATAACTGGCTTACTACCGCAGCATTACAAGGTGGAGGTGTGGGCACTTTCGCTTTAACAGCTAGTTATACCTTTTTAGGAGAAACTATCACAACTAAGCCTCTTTACTTCACGATCAGCTAAAATTAATCCATCTGAGCTTTGATCTGATATTCGAAATCGTAGAAGGTAGCTTTCTCTGCAATCCATTGATGTAGGTCTTCTCCTGCAACATGAGCCTCATTCCAGTCTTTAAACCCTGATGGAGGAGGGCACACGGAAAAGATGTCCATCCTGAGTTCTTTTCTTAATCTATCAAATTTACTGATACCTCTTTCTCCCGCAGCGTCATTGTCATAACCCAGGACTAGCTCTCCTTTAAAGGTAGAGAGTATCTCTGCTTGTCTACGGCTAATCGAGCTTCCAATAGTAGCTGTAGCATTTACGCCTTGAAGTTGTAGAGATTTAGCGTCGAGGGGTCCTTCACAAATTACTACGAAATCAGCATCCTCATCGTAAGGATACAGAATATCTGAGGGTTTGGCAGCTATGTCTGTAGAGGGGTTTAGATACTTAGGCTTCTCATCGTAAATTGCTCTGCCCTGGAAATAATAGACTGTATCCAGGTTTTTGAAGGGGATGATGATTCTATTCTTAAATCTGCCCGTTCTGCATAGGTAGAAGGGATCTTTCTCTTCATGCACTACATCAAACAAATTCCTCCCAAACAAAAAGCACCAAGCATCCTGCATTAATTTATCCTCGCTGCCTACGGAATTGATTGTGATTGGCTCTAGCTTAGAGGTATCAATTTCGTCATACTTGGGATCTTTAAGCACCTGATGTTCTTCGCATACATCTTGGTAGTCGAAGTTTTTATATATAATTTGCTGCTCGGCGCGAAAATAAGTGAGATTTTCTATCTCTGCGTAGAGTCTCACGAAATTACCGGATCGTCCAGTCTTAAAGCATTGCCATAGACCACTATCTATATTAATGCTCATGTGCCTTTTCCAGTCGTTATCTACGAACACAGACTCCATGATAAACTCGCTTCCAGCAGCAGATAGTTTACCTTTATCGCTGAAGTTGCGGGTAATGTAGTCTTTAATAAAGTGAGGTGCTATAATGTACATAAAAACAATATCTGAATCAAAATTCCAAACTTTTAGGCAATGCCAGTTGAAGTATCGTTACCGCTATGTTGAGAGGCTTCCTGAGCCCGAAGAAACAAACACCGAAGCTCTTCACTTTGGGTCTTATATTCATAAGATCCTTGAAGAAGGAGTGAATGCTCAAAATGAAGAAGAGCTTGTTCAGATCGCTGAAGAGGTGAAGGGTTCATACAAGGTATCAAAGAAGTATACAGGCAAGGATTTAAGGTGTATCAGCAATTTTCTTAAATTTAATGCCAAGTTGGAAAATACGCTTGCTACCGAGTTAGTCTTCGAAGTTCCTCTTAAGGACGATATGACCCTAAATGGGATCATTGATAGGGTTATTAAGGGAAAGGATGGTGGATACCTAATTATCGACTATAAGACTTCTAAGAGGGAAAAGAGCAAAGTAGAGCTTTATCAGGATAGTCAGCTAAAAGGCTATGTTTACGCTATTAGCAAGTTATATGACACTCCCATCTCAAATGTGGTTGCTGCCCATTACTACCCTCTTACCAATAATTTCGTTTTTGTCCAGTATTCAGTCCCACAGATCAATAACCATATAAGAAAGGTGGTGGACCAAATCTGGACCATACGCAAAAAGAAGAAGGATGAACTAAGAGCCACTAGAAATGAATTCTGCAACTGGTGTGCTTATAAGTCTGCATGTCCTGAATTTACTGACCCCATGCAATGCACTAAGAAGATAGAAGAGCTAAAGGCTAAAAAGAAGTCTTCTTCAAAGTCCCGAAAATAAAGGGTCTATAAATTTCAATATCAATGGTATTGAAGAAGTTAATTACCTGTTCTGGGGAATATTTACATTTCTTAGTCAGGTAGTTAAAAAGCATCTCTATCTTGATAGGTTTTTGTTTATTGAGAGAGTCTAGTAATTTTAACTGAAAGTGCTTAATAAATTTTTCAGAGTACTTATGTCTCCATTTATTAACAAACCCTATACTAAGTGTATCATTGATTAAATCAAGAAAATCTATTATGTCGATATCTAAAGTGCTATTATTCATGTAGGTAAAAATCTTTGTTTATATATATTTATATTATATATAAGTATGAGGATATTTTCAACAGAAATCTTGAGTTTCTTTAAAAAACTTGGCATTGATGCCGAGGATGATATTGCGATGGTTCCAAAGAGTACTTCCTGTGGTAATGTAGGAGATTTCCTAATTTTTAGGTATCCTGTGGGTACGGGTCCAGGGAGTAGGCAGCAAAGGTTTACCTTGATAGTTAAGCCTATAGTAAAAATTCCTGGAACTCAGAATGAGTTACTTACAGTAGTAAAAGTCCCTCTTGACTCAGTTTTTTCAGCATCTGATCTAGAGAATCTATATACCAGTAGATCTAAACTAGCAGAGGATTCCTATAGAACTTATATTTTGAGTAAAATAGTAGGACCTTTATTTAGACTGAAAAGAGACTATTCAAAAGAGACTATTTAAATGGTAGCAACGGGGATTGTATTAGCAGCGGCAGAACCTCTTCTTAGAGCAATGGACCAGTTAACTGGTGCCATTAAGGACTCCTATGAATTTACTGGCAAAGCTGAAAAAGCATCAGCCGCTTTAGGGTTAAGTTTTACTGATGGTCTGAAGAAGATGGGTCCATCTATTACTGGACTTAGAGGCACCATTGAGCAGCAATACACTACAGGCATTATGATGCTTGATAAGGGGTTGAGGGGGAATGCAGCAGCCGTAGGTAAGTTAGTTAACCAGCAGATGTTAACAGGTACAGCCTATAAAGGAACCATTAAACAATTTGCTCGTATGCAAGTTATGGGAAGATTATCTATTGAGGCTACGAACGAATTAGCTACTGAAACCAGAGAGGTTGGATACATTTATGGTATCTCTACAGATAAGCTGGTAAAAGCTCTTGATACATTAAAAGCTCAAGAGGTATTTCTTGGTATTGCAGGAATGACCAAAAGTATTGGGTCTTCGATAGTAAAACTTCAAGCCACTTTAGGGGCTGC